TCAAATTACTGACAAATTAATTGTGTTTTATTTGTTGTATGGTGTTGCATGTTGTCCCATATGGTGTTAATGTCTATAGACATTAAGGGAAATCGGTAGCCAATAGGCGATGCGACCCCAAAGCAACACTAACTATGGAGGGTTAGATATGACTACAAAATTTCCAAGAGCAAAGCAGTTCAATAGCCTAGACACTAAAGGCAAATTTGAATTTGCTGATGACATGGTAAAGCTATGGACAGGCATTCGCGAAGAAATAGAAACACAAGCTATTCATTCGGGAGAGGCTGCGCCACGCGAAGTAGGCAAGCCAATAGAGTTGGCTCCTACTCTTGCCATGTTCAAAGCAATAGCCGAGAAACATGGCTTCTGCATCACTGACGTTATCGACATGCCAGACGGTTCAAGCATTCCGTATATTCGGGTCGGTAAGGGTCGCAAGGCTTCAAAGCCTAATTGGAAATAATCAACCTAGGCTAGGGCATCATGCCCTAGCCGCAACCTAGCCAATGGAGGGCTAATATAATGAAACAAGGTTGGAATGACTATGACACATGGCTAAAAGAGTGTGACAAAATCGTATCAAGTAAAATCGGTTTATCGTTACACGATTTGCCAGACGCAAATTGGGCGGACTATCACAGTGACGGGCAATCGCCTAGTGATGCAGTCCAATGCGCGTATGATGACTATTGGCAGATTGATTTTCAATTCATGGGGATCAACGAAGACTTTGGAGTCTGGCAATAATGGTTCGGCTGTTATTAGTGCTAGCAGGATTATTCCTGCTAGCTACAGCTCATTTACTGTATGGTTTGACCGCAGTAATGAGCCTCGATGTCGATAGCCTAATACGGCTATCGCTTATCGTACATGCTGGCGCAGCATTCTATTGCGCTGGTGTAATTCATCTAATAGTGAGAGGGCGGCGTTAGCCGCCCCTTTTTTGTGACCAGGTTTTATATGCTATAGTCTTATTCCTATAGCAGAGGGCGATGCCCTACTGGTGACTAAAGCCACCAGTCCCGAACCCAACCCGACCCGAAACATGGCGAACCCGACCCGAATAATTTAGTTTGTTTTTTATTTGTTATTGTGTATAATAATTCGTGAGGGGTCGCCATGACCGCCGACCAGACACGCGAACAGCACCCCTCTTTTTTTTAACCTGTCTATGGAGGACAAAATGAATATCACGTTTATATCAGATGAGAGTCACGGTTGGGGCATCGTAACACAGCATCAATTGATGGCTGTCGCACGCATGTCGCCAATGGATTTTTCTTCCTTCTCATACGAAACCCCTAATGAGGAAATGTATGCGTTGGAGGAAGATTGCGACTTTCCTAAATTCCTAAACAAGTTGGACAGCATGGGCGTTAAGTATGAGATTAAAGACCGTACTGTTACGGAAGATGATCCAGACAATCCCCGCAATTGGAGAGGCATCACCAATTGGACAGATTATTTTCTGGCAGACGGATGGGTACGTTCTTAGAAAATCAAGATTGGGATAGCCTATTTGTAATAGGCTATCTCGTCTTTTGTGTGATCGGACTGGTAACCATCTTATACGTCACAAGGAATGATTGATTTAATGCTAGTCCTCCATACTAGTAGGACCAGGGGCCGCAAGGCCCCTGGTTTTTATTATCCCGAACCCCGAACCCCGAACCCCGAACCCGCTTCCTGGCTAATCTTCCTGGCAGATAACCCGAACATTTGCGCTTGTTTTTGGTTTGTTTTTTGCTTATAATTTACTTGTTAGTTATGGAGGATTAACAATGGTAAAAATCTCAAACATGACGGGCAAGCTGTCCGGTTTCAAAGCACTCAATACAAACACGCTCACAAACGAGTTTTGTATGAAAATGTATAATAGCGGCAAGGATGATATCATTTGCACGCATTGTTATTCTGCCGATATGCTACAAGGATTGCGTAAAAATTGCGTCCCCGCATGGCAGAAAAACAGCGACATATTATCAGGAGGTTTAATTCCTCCGCATATGCTACCAACAATTTTAGATGCGTTTTTTAGATTTTCAGGACACGGTGAGTTAATAAACCGCATTCATTTAGAAAATCTGCATAACATCACAAAACACAATCCGCATTGTGATTTTGCATTGTGGACAAAGCGCAAAAACTTAATCAATGAGTTTTACGCGAAGCACGATAAACCGTCTAATCTTATCCTGATTTATTCTAATCCGCGCATTGACGCGGTAATGAATGAGCCGCCAAAACATTTTGACCGGACATTTAACAACGTTTCAAAAGATAGTGACGTTGACCAAAATTGCACCGGACAAAAATGTAAGGATTGTTTGTTGTGCTACACGGTAAACAATGGCGTAACGACTATTGTGGAGGCTGTAAAATGAAGAAAATATATCTAGGACAAGTAGGCGTTGACTCGGGTCAATTGATGATAACAGACCCATGCTATGTTAGACACTTTAACACTGATTATCCGGAAGATATCCGGATATATCAGCATAAAAACGATCCGGACAAAACACTACAATACGGTGTCGATTTTAAAAACTATCAAGACATGATCGAAGGCCACAACGGTCAGTGCATGAATCAGCTTTTATCGGATGGTTTATACGTTGAAGTGCCGAGACCGTTAGACACTAGTTATTCTCTTAAAGGTGCAAGTAGTACAACGTTGAATTCTTTTGGCGGTGCACTACAAAATGGCATGGCAGCGGTTTTCCAATCCGGTCTAGGTGATGGCGGTTATGACGTACACGCCTATGTAGATGAATTAGACGGATGGGGACAACGAGTTTTTAAAGTTGAGATCACATTAATAGAGGAGGAGGCGTAAGCCTCCTCTTTTACTATCAGCCAGGGACAGCTTATTGTTACTGTTGTACTGGTGCCCCAGTCCCTGACCCCTGGTCCAGGGCTCGATGATCCCCGAACCCCGAAGCCCCGAACCCCGACTCCCGAATTGCTGCCCATAGGTTATCGTACCCCGAACCCCGAAACTCGGCTTCAGTAGCCAGTCCCGAACGCCCGAGGTCCAGGGATTTTGCGCCCCGAAACAAAAATAGGTCGCCCGAAGAGAGGTGCTTAACCAAGATGAAAGACAAGCCGCCCGAACGCGAATACGCGGTATTCCAAGCAATTTGATGTGGAGATATTCTCACACTATTGTTTTTCGTTGTTTTTAATTCTAACCAAAATACAAGCCCTGCCCATACCATATGTACGTCAGGCACGCCTCCACCATGTCGGTTTTCAATCCGCGTTGTGTGACAGTTCGTTGGCAGGTTTCTCTTCAACGTATTCCAAAAGTTCGCCTCTGGTGTCGGCATCTCTCACCTCTGTATATTCACCCTCGATAAATGCTTGAGGATATTGTTGACGAAGTTGTGCAAGCCGAGCGGAAATTTCTTCACGAGACAAATCGTCAAGTTGATGGATTTGTTCGCGCCTATCTACTGTCAGACCACCAAGAGCAGATCGTATCTTTTCAGCGTTGATTGCGGCTGAGAATTGTCCTGCCTCTTCAGCTCCTGCGGACAGATCATGCAAACGTTTGAGCTGACCAATAATAGTCACGCCATACTTTCGTTCGCGTTCTTCTCGTAATTCTTGAATATACTCTACAAGGTGAGGGAACTTTTTACCTGCCAAAAGATGTCCAGCGATGCTGGCTGCTGACGCGGTGGCGTACCCAGCTTTTCTGGCGCACTCCGCATTGGAGTAAATCCCTTCAACATAGTGACGAGCAAACTCTTTTTGGCGATTTGTTAGTTTACGTCCAGTCTCTTCAGTGATGTCCATCTGCAAGAATTTTCTTTCTTGTTACACTTGTCACACTTCTACCCCATAAAACGGCGATTTTGCAAACTTTTTAAAAACACGAAAATTCATGGAATCGTTGCATATTGTCTTTTTTGCCTCAACAAGTGTAACAAGTGTAACAAAAATCAAGAGAAGTGTAACAAGGTCAAAGGCGCAGCCACCCTAGGAAAAAGACAAGTTTGTTACACTTGTTACACTTGTTACACCCCATTTGAAAAAATTTTCAAAAGTTTTTTTCAGCAAAACTACTGTAACAAATGGAACAAATGGAACAAAACCACACACCACTATATATAGG